TAGACGCATACTTGGTCAGACGGTGAGTCTTTCCTTGTATGTCGGCTTTTCTGCTCCTTGTAGCATCCAACGCTAATAATAGCGTCGGATACTTTCGAAACAAAGAGCGGACGAGCTGATTCGACAGCCTGTCACTAGCATCACTCAAATCGAGTGTTGCGAGGGACCCATCAAGGGAACCTCTCCTAGCTAGCGACTGGTTAAGTGATTGATCCCTAATATCTAGGAAATCTCTCACTCTACCATATGGCGTTGGAAGGTCAAAAGCCTCCAACAGTGCGCCGGCAATTGCTTGTTGCATATACATCATAGATGTAGGCTCCATGGCAATCGTACGACATTTGTCGACCGTCTTGGGAACGAAAGTGACCCGGACAGGGTCTTCGTCCCCGGGGCTGAGCAGAACCGGTTCATCACAATCGAGATCGTGATGGACGCTAGCACGTATAAATTCCTGATAAGGGAACACGCGAGCTAGCCGCTGGGTCCAGCGCAAGTCAGACCATTTGGCGTTGCCAATTGCCTTACTTGCAGTAAAACCTGGACCATGGCGCGGGTTGACGTCACCATTAGCGATTCTATCGTTAACGGCGTTAAGAGGTACTGAGAATAAGAGGTCAAACACCTGCTGAAGGTGGATAAACTCTAACGAATCCTCCGAAAAGGATGCGTCCCAGTGCTTCAACTCCTGCTCTGTTTCCAAATACCGAGTAATTCCCCGCTCCACCATCGTTTGCTCGATGGGGAATAAGCACTTAGCCCACGCCAGAGTTATCTGACGTACGGCATAGATGCAAAAGGGATCGGCGTTCGGAAGAACAGTCCCATCTTGAGAAAAGATGCGTGAGGTGAAACCCGACAGAAATGACGGGAGCCACCGTCCCTTAGCACGGCGGAAGCCGAGAAAGGGCGCGTCACGACAATGGCCAACACGTAGGGAACTTTCAAAGTCCCTTGCGAAGGCCGGAAGTGCTACCCCAATGAAGGGATAGCCTTCTTTTCTCAATCGAGATATCATGTATGCGATATCTCGCTCTGCTGTCACACTACTGGGTTGCTCAGCTAAGGATTTCCTTAAGCCAGCTTTGGAGTTGCTCGTATCTCGCAAGCGAGATTGGAGTTTCCCCGAGGTAGGCTTCATCGACAATCCGTCGAAAATGATCCGGATTACTCCGGACCTCCTCGGCGACGATGAGCTGAGCATGATCACTGAGTTCAGTGATCATACAGGAGATGAGCCATTCGAGGCTTTTCATCTTCCCCTCCTAAAGAGGTGGAAGAGTCCTGTCTGATTGCTGAACCACAGAAACTGACGGTTAAGTCAGCCGCACTCAGCTTTCCCCACCAATAACCTTGATGAGGTTAGCATCACTCGAAGCGGTCAAGTTGCCGATGAGGCCCTTGGCCAACTCCTTAAGTTGCGTGGTAGTGAACCCCGAATTGGGCGCACTAACAGTCAGGGTGGCGCGAGCCACAACCTGCTTGTTTTGTGTCGAGAAGAGAGGATCAGTTACGATCTTCGTCTGTTCAAGCCACACAACATGGCGTTGGCGAGCTGAACTATACTCATGAGTAATGACAAAGTCATAACCATCAGTAGGGTTCGAGAACTCTCCGCTGTGAGTATTCATGCCCGTACGGGGCAATGAATGTGCTGCGTCAGTAGTGACGCTCTGTGGTTCGGTCAACATGACGAACTCATTCCTGGTTCTACCTGCCAATCTAGCAGGTAGGATGCGTCGTCTCACGACGATGCCACACACCATCTTTAGTGTGTGTTGCGGGCACGGTTTCCACACCGTATACCCAGTTTGGAGATTATCTCCAAACCTTTTGCTGCCCAAGGGCAGCAAGGATCGCCCATTGAGTTCCCGAAAAGGAACTTGGGGTGATCCCAAATCCGAAAGGACTGGCCATCTCACGACGTTTAACTACATAATTGTAGGTAAACGAAGAACTGCCATAGTTATAACGGTACGTGTTTATCTGCTTACGCATGATATATCCGTACTTCATAACGAGGCCGTCTTGAGCGAACCTAGTAATATTGTGAAAGACGTCACCGACGTTTGTTTCCCAATCTACTAGCCAGCTGAATGGCAAGAGATTCCAGCCGACCTCGGGAGTAATCTCGAGGCCGTAAACATCAGTTAACTTCTGCAAAGTAGCAGAAAAAGACCCAGGTTGGTGCCTAGCGTAGAAATACGTAAACGCACCTCTAAACCAGACTTGAGTCTCTGATGTTTCTATCCTAGTAAGCCTTCTCGAAGGAAAAGGTGAACCAGGACTGGAAGTGTGAGTAATCACACCCAGATCAACGAAGTTGCTCTGGTACTCATTAGGAAAGTCGTAACTACGCCGCACGAAGCGACGAGAGTTACGCTCGAGCTGCTTCAGATACACATCCGCATTGCGGGCAGCATCTTTAGCAGACTTCGAGTCTCGCAGGATGGGATTAATTCCGAATTCAAGATTCAGATACTCATCCCCGGTACCCTTGAGGCCGTGTCGCTTTAGCGCACGGCCAGGGAACCTAGGCAGCTGCCTAAGTTCGCCAACAAAGGTACCGGCGTCCCACAAGGGATTGGTAGGAAGACACCGCGAGATAGCAGTGGCTCCTAACGCTCTCAAGTTAGACGCACCCATGTCAACCGGAGGTGCGGGCCACGGAAGTGACCCGTACGTACTCGGTAGATCAGGACTCCACACTTTTGTAGTAGTGGAAGAGTCCAATTTGATCTTTCCAACTAGTTCCTCGACCTCGGAAAAATCCGAATAGCCGCGAACTACAAGGAATGACGATCCAACGTTCCATTTACCAAGATATTTCTGGTAACCGGGATGGGACACATCAACACACTGCTGTGTTTGCA